AGGTCGGAGCGGATGGCCGCCACGAGGGCGATTTCGTCCACATTCTGGTTGCCGATGGCGCCGACGAGGGCGTTGAGGACGGCTTGGCCGTCGCCTTCGTTGAGGAGCGAGCCTTCCACGGCTGCGGAGATTTGCGCGGCGGTCGGGATGTCGGAGACCGCTGCGGGCGATGCCGGGATGTTGTCGGTTTTGCTCTTAATCGCGGTGATGTCAGAGTTTGCTGGCGCTGTGTAAGACGCCGAAGCCAGTCGGCTCGAAACGGAGGCGTCGAGATTGCTGAGTTCGGTCAGCTCTGTGCGAACGGCTGAAGCCACAGCGGCGGCTGTCGGGGCGCTGGTCGGGGCTGTGTAGGCTGCCGAGGCCAGTCGGCTAGAAACCGAGGCATCCAGATTAGAAAGCTCGGTCAGTTCGGTGCGCACGGCCGTGGCCACCGAAGCGGCACTAGGCACGCTCGGGAGGTCGCCGGTCGTGAGGGTTGAGCGGCTCGAGATCGTTGCGTCGAGGTTCGCGAGTTTGGCGGAGTTGGAATCTAGCTCGGTGCGGATCTGAACCACTGTCGGGATCGAGAGGCCAGCAATGGCGGACTCTACGAGGCTTTGGTCGGCGGGGTCGCTCGGTAACGCATCGGTCTTGCTCTTGATGGCCGAGATGTCCGAGGTCGGGATGTCAGCGGCCACGGCGCGGGTGCTGGTGGCGACATCTAAGCGCGAAAGCTCGGTGGATAGCTCCGTTCTCACCTGTGAGGCGATTTGGCTCGGCGTCGGCACGGTCGGCGCGTTGGTGAGGGTGGTCGCGGTATCGACAAGCCCGCCGGTGATGGTGCGTGTTGCTGCTCCCCACACGGCGGCGGCAACATCGCTCACGCTTAGTGCCGCTGTGCCTACGGTATTATCGACGGGGACTCCGTTCGCAACAGTTGACGGGCTCGGCACTGCACAGGAGCCGGTCAGAGCGCCGGAGGCATAGCTCACGCCGAGACGCACATTGCTGGCGTTTGGCATCTGGCCTTGCGTTGCGTCTACGAGTATTTTCGCCGCGCCGGTATCGACCCAATTAAAAATCGCTTGGTTGAGCGAGTCCTTTTTCAGCCGGACGAATCCGGTGACGGGTGACATCCCGCGCAGGCCATATTCTAACTCGCGGACCTCGACTACTCCTGCATTCCCACTATTGGCAATGCCGGTTGCCGCAGTGAGACCGACCGAGCCTAAGCCAAAGGCATTCCCGACGGCGCGGGTGGCGGTGACAGACCCGCTGGACGCGTTTGTGACGCCAGGACCAGAGACACCGCCGGTTGCATTGCCGGTAATGGCAATAACTCCCCCAGCAGCATTATTTACGCCACTGCCACCTGATGCACTTCCGCCGGTTGCATTGCCGGTAATGTTGATCGTGCCGGTGGAAGCGTTTCCTACAGCGGGACCGACTGCTCCGAGGCAGTTGCCCGTGATGTTGATCGTGCCGCTTGAGGCATTTTCTAGCGCATAGCCTAAAGCTCCGCCGCCGCCAGTAGCCGTGCCGACAAAATTGATTGTTCCACCCCCTGCATTGCCAATCGCCCCGCCTCCGCCTACTGTGTGCATATCCCCCGTTGCGTTGCCGGTAAAATTCAGCGTGCCACTTCCCGTCAGGCTCACTGGTCGGACATTGCCACTGGTATTAACTGGCGAGGTGACATTGCCCACAATCGAGGCGGAAAGCGGTGAGTTAAATGAGCAGAGGACAACGGTCGCCCCGCCGGCAACATTATTTTGCAAAATATTCGCGGTAAGAGTCAAGCCAGCGGCGAGGGTAAATGTGCCGCCTGCTGTGGCACCACCGAAAGTGTCGTTACGCAGTTGGCCAGAGCCTCCGAGGTTGGTCGAGACATTGATGGCGATGGCAAATGAGTTTGAGACCAGGACATCGCCACTGGCGAATGTGACCGCTGATGCCGTGCCGCCGGGCGTGGTGGCCCAGACATCGGTGGCGTTGATGTTTCCTGCCTTGCGGGCGTAGTAGGTAGCCATGGTTTAGAGTCCTTTCGCTTGGATGTAGGTCTGGAGTGCGGATTGGATCGCGCTCACCGCTTGCTGGGTGGCTTCGTCTGCACCTGTGAGTGAACCAAGCGCGATGCCGATTGCGGCTTCGTCTGCGGTCTCGACTACGCCGTCCTCAATGCGGGTAGGAACAAGACGCATGGCAACATTTGCGTCTGAAGAGCCGTCGCCCAGATACCGGCCCGATATGGCCAGACTGAGAGAGAGTTTCGGGTAGGTTTTGCCGTCGATGGTGATGGGATTGGTTGCGATCATGGTGGTGTTGGATTTGAGGTTTAAGAAAATTGGAGAGAGGTTTTGGAAGACCACGCGCCGGTGGCGGAGCTTTCGGTGCTGGTGGTGCCTGCGGAGTTGAAAATGGTTCGGGAGATTTCCCAGTTCGGGCTGTCATACACCGAGCCGGTGGACGGGAAGTCCGAATACAGGAGGAAGCCGAGGAAGGTGGTGGTGCCGTCGCTCGAAAGGTCGAATGCCCAGACGCGATCTGGTGCGTCTTTGGTTCCGGCCAATTTGTAGACTTCGCCGGTGGAGGGGTTGCGCGTGTAGAGGCGGCGGTCGGCGTGGTTCACGCAAATCTCGCCGAGGGCGAGGTCGGTCGTGCTCGGGATGCGCCCGGTGACCGTTGAGCGTTTTGGAATGATTTGTGGGTTTGCCATGTGGCGGTTTTTGTTTTGCGGAGTTTTGACCCCCCGCGTGGCGAGGCGCTATTTGAGCGCCCCGCCGGGGTTGGTGGGCTGGTTAGTAGGTTCCGCCGTCGATCGTGGACTCGAGAGCGCTGATGCGGGTCTCGTGGTCGGCGACATCGGCCTCGACTGCGTCCAGGCGGCTGTCGGCGCTGGCTCCTTCGAGAGCCGTGATGCGGTTGGAGAGCGAGGTATCGGCTGTCGCGCGAGTCGAGCTCTCGGCATCCAGATTGGTCTGGACTGCGGCGATGTCGGACTCGAGGCCGGACACATCCGAAGCGCGGGCAGCGGCTTCGGCGGAGACTGCGGCGATGCGTGCGGTCTCTTCAGCAACGATATCGGCTTCCGCTGCGGTGACTCGTGTGGTCAACGCGCTGAGGTCGCTCGAGACACCATTGATCGATGTCTGGAGGCCAGAATCGCCAGCGATGCGTGCGGTCTCTTCGGCGGCGATGTCGTCGTTGATCGAGGAGATGGCGGATGCCAGGGCGTTGTCGTTCGTGAGATCGACCGAATTGATCAAGCTGACGATTTCCGCGAAGCTGTCTTTGTCGGCATCAGCGGCGGAGAGGATCGCGTCGATGCGGCCTTTCTCGGTCGAGATTTTGCCGTCGAGAACGAGGTCGGCTGCTTCCAAAGTGGAAACGGCGGAGCTGATAGCGGACTGGCGCGCGGATGTCTCGGCGGCGATGTCGTCAGCGAGGTCGCTCTCGGCTCCTTGAGCGCGGGAGATTTCGGCGTTGAGGTTCGTGGTGAGCGTCGAATCCGCTGCGCTGCGCAGATCGGCTTCGGCTTCTACCGCGTCGTTGACGAAGGTCTTCTTCGCGTAATTGACGCCCGCGAGGTCGTAGACCCCCTCGGCTGTGCCGATGTAGAGGGCCTTGTTTAAGGTGTCGAAACCGGCTTCCCCGTTCTGCAAGGAAACGGGAATTCCAGAACCGCGTTTTAGTTTGATGACTTGTGGCATAGTGGTGATGGGTTAGGTGTTGGTGTTCGTGGGTGGGTGAGTGTCAAAAATTGCCGCCGTCGATGGTTTCGATTAACGACCTGTAGGCGCTCGCGGTGGGCGACCAGCGGTAGGGCATGCCCTCGTCGAGGGCCATGTAGAGGCGGTCCGGTTTCCCGATGCTCGGAAAGCTCGAGCGGCTCGGGTATTCGACGACACTCGGCGGGAGGGTGAGTTCGAACGAAGAGAGATCGAGCGTCTGCGTGATGTTGCTCTCGGTGATTGTCGTCATGTGTAGGAGAGCGTTGTGCGGTTAGCCCACGATCCGGTGGCGGAGGCGGTGGCGAGGATTTGGCCTGCGGCGTTGAGGGTGCTGCGGCGGATGGTCCAGGTGGTGGCGGTCTCGGGCAGGGCTGGCGCGGCGGGGCGGTTGGCGTTGAGGAGGCGTCCGCTGTAGGTGGTGAGGCCGTTCGCGGATTGGTCGAACGCGTAGAGGTAGAGGGTCGGATCGATCGGGCGCTGGACGGTTCGAAGGCCAAGGGCGGTGCAGGAGATTTGCATTCCGGCGCTCGGCGCGGTGTCGAAGGTGATCGTGCCGGTGGCTTCGCTGACGAGGTAGTCGGTGGTGGGGGTTTGCGTGACGCCGTTCAGGGCGACGAGGACATGCTCGGGGTCGGAGCTGACGAGGCCGTCGATTGGGAAGGTGACGCTGGTGCCGTCGCCGATGCGGACGGTGGTGTTGATCGAGAGGCCAG